ACAAAAAGTTAAAAAAGGAGGAGATGGTTCTGATTTTATAAGCACTTTAAATTCAAGAGGTCCTGCAAATTATCCTGATAGTGGAGAAAAAATGTTCAGAGTTTTTTCTAAAACTGGACAATATATTCCTAATTCTCAATTAGCTTATGCAGCCGCTCCTAAATTAACTGGAAGTCCTAAAGTAGAAAATGTTGTTGGTTTTAATTCATTTGGAAGCGAATGGGCATCTGTTTCTGGTGGAGCTAAAAAAAGAAAAACTGTAAAAAAAAATCCTAAAAAATCTGCTAAATCTGTAAAAAAATCAACAAAAACTAAAAAATGCAAAAAAATAAGTTAATTTATTAAAAATATAATTTTATTCTTTTTTATTTTAAAATTTATATTCCTTAATGATATAAATGACTGAAAGACATTTTCTCGTTCTTCTCATCAACAAATCTAACTAATTTTTCTTCTTTTATTTGATTGTTTATCATTTGATATTTCTTCATAAATATTCATTTGTTGATTTAAACTTGGATGACTAAAAATATTAAAATATTTATTTTTTAAATAATTTAATTCAATGGGAGTTAAATCTGAAGAAAAACTTTCTACTATATAATTCATTATTGTTTCATTATCTACTTTATTTTTATAAATATTAATTAAATTTTCAATACATTTTACTGTTTTTTGATTTAAATCCATTTTAATATGTATTATATATTAATAGAAATTCTATAAATACATTTTTATTAAAAAATTAATTGTTTAATATAAATTATATACTAAATTACTTCTATTTATTCCCTTATCAATAGGTTGAGTATCTTGATTTTTATCAAATGTATCTGTGGGTAAATATGAATTTGTATTATCATTTTTTTCTCTTGTTGTATCTTTAAATAATATTGCCATGTTTTCTATATGTCCATTTAATCGTAAATGTAATATTTCTATTGAATCTTTATATTTTTTATATAATATATTATTTGTTGGTATGTTAAAAATTAAATAACTTAATGAATTTAATGACTTATTTTTTTCTATAACTGCTTGCTCAAAATTTTCTTTTAAATTTTCTTTTAACATATTTGATTGATAACTAATTCTTAATAAATTATTTGTATGATTTAATGAATTTATAAAAGATGAAATATCATAATTTATCATATCTCGAATATTATAATAAAATTCTATGATAATAGGATCATAATATAAATATGATTTTTTATTTTTAACATCATTTATTGTTAATGATTCACCTCCAATAATGGCGGATTCGAAATTATTATTTTGAAACAATAATTTTTCGAGGAACTTGATTTGAATTTTTTTTTCATCAGTAAATTTTATAAAATTAACATAATCTTTTTGAATTAAGAAATAAATAATTAATAAACCAATTAAGAAAATAAATATTTCGTTTAATCGTATTTCTTTGTTTCGAATAAAAGCATATATCAATAAAATAACTAAAAAATAAAATAAAACATTATTTGCAGGTATTGTATTTAAGATATTGTAAATATTAGGTATATATAAATCTTTTTTATCTAAAAATTCCGATATTTTTTTATTCGTATCATTTGATTTTTCTAAATAATTATTAAAAATAAATGTACTCATATTTATTTAATATATTTTTTTCTTTTAAATATATATGAAGAATTTAAAAAATTTAATTGTTTTTAATTTTGGTAAAAATAAAAATATTAATAATATGAATAAAATAAATAATATGAATTATAAAAATATGAATATTAATAGTGTTAATAATAAAAATATGAATATTAATAGTGTTAATAATAAAAATATGAATATTAATAGTGTTAATAATAAAAATATGAATATTAATAGTGTTAATGATAAAAATATGAATATTAATAGTGTTAATGATAAAAATATTATAAAATCTAAAATAAATTTTAGTAATAAATTAAAAATTAAATCTAAAAGTAAAGGTAAAAGTAAGATACAATTATTAAATATATCAAAAACAACAAATCAATCAAATATAAGTAATTTACCAAGAAGCTCTATTACTCAAATAAAACCTGATTTGAAAAAAGAATACATATTACCTAAAAGTATTATTTATAATTTATTGAATGAATATTGTAAATTAAAGAAAAAAAATTGTTTTAAAATTATTAATGTACCCAAAAAAACAAAATCAATAAAAAAAAGTAAAAAAGTAAAAAAAACAATAAAATCTGTAAAAATAAATAAATCTACTAATTTTATGTAATTAAATGTTGGTCAGTGTAATATTTATATTTATTTACGTACGTTAATATTTATATTTTTATTTTTTTATCATTATTTTATTAAATATTTTATTAATAAAATAAAAAAAAATGATTTAAATATATTATTTTATTATTATATGTATTTATCTACTATTATATTTAGAGAATAAACAAAGCAAAAAGCAAAACAAATTATTAAAATATGTCAGATTTTGGTGTAAAAACAAGTGGTGATGATTTAAATTGGAGAAATTTAAATAATGATCATGAAGATAATCCGATTGTTAGTGCGTTAATTAAGGAATCACATAAATTATTTACAGAAAGTTATATTGATGATGTAAATGGTGTAAATTATGAAAATAATGAAAATAAAATAAATGATGAATTAATCATTGAATTTAATAAATTTGTAATTGAAAATAAATTGGGTACATATTTTGAAACATATGCAGAAAATCTTCAATTATTAATTAAAAATAAATTAAGCGGAAGCGGTGGTGGTGGTGGAAAAACCAAAGGTAAAAAACAACCACCAATCAAAAAGGCTGAATTATTAAAAATGAATAATGAAATAGAAAAAAATAAAAAAGAAATTGATAAATTTATTAATAATTTAAAATTAGAAAAGACTTTTTATCCATTTAAGAAAAATAAATTACATGAAGCTTTTTTAAATATTATTTATTGGGCATTGTGTTTAATAAAAAAATGTAAAAAAGATAATGTAAGTATAGAAATCTTATGTGATGTTTCTATTAGTTTATACAGATGTATAAATGATTGTAATCATATACTTAATGATGAATTAAGAGATATTAGTTATACAATTTTAAATAAAGTTGAAAGATGTTTAAGAAAGAAAAATGCTAATTATGTATATGAATTATTGAGTTCATATTATTATTTAATAACAACAAGTTATTGGGACAAAGAAAAACCTAATAATATTGTATTATATAAAGAACAAAAAGACGTTATTCATCAAATTATGAATTCTATTGTAAATGATACTCCTTTATTTTTATTTTATTGGGTGCCACCAGCAAATGGAAAAACATTAATAAGTACAATAATTGCACGTTTAATTGCTGACCATTTTAAGGAATGTCAGAAAAATAAATTAAAATATTTTAATGGGACTATTCAAAATTATGATGAATTAAATGAATTGTGTCAAATACTTTATGAAGATGGTACAATACAAAATAATATTCGTTTAGATATGATACGTCCATTACAATCAACAAAATTAAGAAATAAAGTAATTGAAAACATTCAAATAGGTGATAAAATAGAAGCAATGAAAATTGTTAAACCTAAAATTATGTTATATATATGCTATAATGATATTGTGAGAAACAGTGTATGTAGTTTATGTGTGACACATAATGTGGATATTAAATTTTGGATTGCTACATGGAGACAAGATAAATATAAATCTGATTTATTTTTTGTTGATTTTAGACCATACAAAAATTGTTATCCTGATTGGAGAAAGAATAAATCTACTAAATTAATGAGATACGATGAATCAAAAATTGAAGCTAAATTTAGTCCAAATTTAAGAGAACAAATGTTAGTTTATTTAGATGAAACAAGACATATTGATGTACGTGAAAAAGAATTACAGCATCATATTCATTTTGGTGATGTAAATAAAGTTGAAGAATGTGCGAATTTACCTGAAATGATTATATCTGATTTAGATTCAGCATATGAATTATTAAAAGAATTTCCGGATTTATTTATTCCTTATTTTGATGAGGCTTTTGCAGCATCTAATCAAATGATTACATCTAAAATTATGAGTGTTTTACCTAAAACAAGTGTATTAGTATCTGCGACTTTAGCAAGTCCTGAACAAATACCAACAATAATAAGTCATTTTAAAGAAAGACATGAAGCGAATGATGATTGTATTCAACTTGTAAGAACAAGTCATCAACATATTAATTGTGAATTTATGTCGCCTGATGGAGATTTAATTTCACCATTTCATAATTTAGATAATGCTAGTGAAATAGATGGATTTTTAGAATTAATTGAAAAAAATCCAATTATTGAAAGAGGATTTTCTAATTTAATTGTTTTAAAAATGTTTGAAAAATTAAGAGATGTTTTACCAGAAACTGATGAAAATAATTTATTATTTGTTGAACATATTGGTAATATTACAAATACTAATATTAGAGAGTTTGGTAAAAAATTATTAAGATTTTGTTCTAATAATGATGAATATTTTGAAAGAATTAAACATGTTTCTATTAATATGATTAATGATAATGTAATTGGTAATTTACTTACTAAAAATGCATATTTTTACAACAATAGAAATACATTACATGTTTCAAATCCTGTTCAATTTAGTAGTTATGTGAATGAAATAACTAGTGATTTTTTGAATGGTTCTCCTAATTTAAAGAAAATCAGTAATGATTATTTAAAGGAAAAAAAAGCAATTCAAGATGAAATTAAAAATATACAAACTAATGTAAAAGCTGATTTGAAAGATTTTAAACTTGAAGAAGCAAATAAAAAATTAGAAAAAATAAAATTTAATTATCCTAGTGAGTTTATTGTTAATTCACAAAGTCATTTAAGAAAATTTAATAGTTCTGCTAAATTATATGATCCACATTCAATGTTATTCAATCTAGACATTATTGAAACATTTGATGATTTAATGGCGAAATTATATCTAAGTAATATTGGTGTGTATAATCAGAGTGATTTAACTCCTTATGAATTAGAAATTTTTTTGAAAACGAAAGATTTATTTAAGTTTATCATATCAGATCCATCAATTATTTATGGAACAAATATTAATTTAACGGTTATTGATATTCATGAAAATTTAACTCCTATTAGTACAAGAAATACTTTGTATCAGTTGATTGGTAGAGGAGGAAGATTTGGTAAAAGTTCAAGTGCTGTTGTATTATTTAGATCTTGGGAATTATTTAATATTGTTGTAGCTAATAATAATTACAATGAAGAAGCAATAAACATTGAAAATAATTTAATTGAAATCTTAAAATAAATAATTAATGAATTTTTAAAATAATTAATGAAAAAATTAATAAATTACAAATAAATATTCTTTTTTTACAATTAAATTATTATTTTATTAATTTAAAATTTTATAAGTTAAAAAATTTAATAGTTTCTTTTTTTTTAAAAAAATCTAATTTTTTAATAATGAATAAATTAGTTTTAAAAGACATTTCTATTATAAATAAAAATAAAGAAAAGGTTAATGGATTAAAACTAGAAAATAAAGATTTAAAATTTATATTATATTCTTATAACGGGAATGACATTCCAGATGAAAATGATATGTTTAAGAAATTTTCTTTTCAAGAAGAATTTAATATAACAACTAAAAAAAAATTAACAAGCACAAATTTAAATATTGTTAAAGAAGATGATTATTTTCATTTAAAATTAAAAGATAAATATGTTTTTTATTCAAAAGATAATAAACCTTTTTTAGATGATATAACATTCAAAATTATTTTAAATAATGGTACTTTATTTGAACAAAAATTTAAAGAAAATACCGATTTAATCAATTCATTATTAAAACCTAGTAATGTTATTGATTTAAGTATTGATACTAATTCATCTAATGATTTAGTTGATTCATTATTAAATAATTCATCTGAAAAACCTGAGGAAACTAAAAATGTTGAAGAAGCTAAAGAAGAACTTGTTTTTGAAACTAATAAACAATTAGTAGAAGAAAAATTTGAAGAAGTTAAAGAAGAAGAACTTGTTATGGAAAATAATGAACAATTAGCTGAAGAAACTAAAGAAGAACTTGTTTTTGAAACTAATGAACAATTAGTAGAAGAAAAAGTTGATGAAGTTAATGAAGAAGAAATTGTTATGGAAAATAATGAACAATTAGCTGAAGAAACTAAAGAAGAACTTGTTTTTGAAACTAATGAACAATTAGTAGAAGAAAAAGTTGATGAAGTTAATGAAGAAGAAATTGTTATGGAGAATAATGAACAATTAGCTGAAGAAAAAGTTGATGAAGAACCTATTCAAATAAATAAAGAAAAAATTAAAAGAAAAAGAAATAGTAAAAAAAAAGAAGAAATCATAGAAAATAATGAAAAAAAAGAAACATCTGAAGAACTTATTTTTGAAAGTAATATTCAAATGACAAAAGAATTAGAAATAAAAGAAGTTGAAATGGAAGATACAAAACAAATAAATAATAATGAAAATAATGAAACGAATGATGAAACAAATGATGAAATTATAAAAGAAATTAAAAATATAATAAAAAATAATAATGTACAAAATGAAAATATAATTTTTAATGTAAAAAAAATAAATCCATCTAATCAATCAGATAATAAAAATTATATTCAAAATTCAACATTTAATATGAATAATATTATTCATGATTTGAATGAAAATTATGAAAATAATATTATAAATAATAAATTAATGCCAGTAAATCAAATGAATTTTGATACGAAAAATGTACAATTAAATAAAAATAATGATGAATTCATGAATATTAATTTTTATAATAAAAAATATATTGTTAAAATTCATAAAATATTGAGTTCAAATTTGAATATGTATAATCTAAAAGAATCAAAAGTATTAAAGGAAAATATAATTATTGATAATAAAATTTCATTATTATTAGAAAATAAAAATAGTAGTTATTTATTAAGTTATTTTAATCAAATATTTTTATTAAATAAAGTAAATAATAATTTATTAATAACTAATTTAAAAAATAAAAAAACAATGGTTTTAAATGATAATAAGTTTTTTAAATTATTAAATTATAATTTTTATTTGACATTTGATTGTAAATTAATTATACCAATAGTTAATAAAAAAATATTTAATAATAAAAATGGTACATCTATTAATTATTTTGAACCCAATGTATAAATAATATTTATCTATTATTATATTATTATATTACAAATATGTATTCTGATATGAATATGTATTTATGGCAAAGTACAACATGGATATTTTTCCATAAATTATCGTTAAATCAAGATATTTCTAAAAATGAACATTATTTGAATTTTTTTAATTCGTTTAAAACTATTATTCCTTGTAATATGTGTAGAAATCATTATATTTCTATGTTAAATGAACCACAATTTAATCTAAATAATCATATTAATAAAAAAAATTTATTTAATTTTACAATAAATATTCATAATAAAGTAAATAAAAGATTAGGTAGTATTGAATGGAGTCATAATCAAGCAAATAAACATTACAATTCTTTTTTTTTAAATTTTAGAGATGTCAAAAGATTTATAAGTATTTTTATTTTTCATAATTTTAAAAAAGGTCCAGAAAAAACTCAAAAATTATTTATTATGTTAATTTCATTAGCACACATATTTCCTCGATATTTTATTCGTGAAAAACTAATAAAATATGTTGAAAAAGTTAAACCTAATGTAAATAATTTTAAAAAATGGATGTCTGGCTATTTTAAAATTATTAATACTATTATGAAGTAAATAATAAATAATAAATAATAAATAATAAATAATAAATAATATTTTAATTTAATTAAATATTTAAAATTATTTTTTTAATTTTATATATGATTATATTTTGTTTTTTGACTTATAATGATATAATACCTATAAAAGATTGGAATTTATTTTTTAATGGCATTGATCCTTTAACATATCAAGTATGGATACATCCTAAAACATCAATAAATGAAAATTTATATAAATTTCCAGTAAATGTAGTAAAAAATAAAATAAATACAATTAGTAAATCAGATATATCTATTGTAAAAGCTACTTTACAATTATTTAAAGAAGCATTATTAAATGTTAATAAAGATAATAAACCTATATTTATATTTTGTAGTCAAAATTGTATTCCATTATATAATTTTGATTTTTATGATACTTTTACAAAAAATATTAATAAATCAATTATTTCATGTATAAACTTAAATTGTAAAGAAAGATATTTTCAATTAAATATTAGATTAAAAAAATTTATTTCTTATTATCAATTTGTTAAACAACAACCAAATATGATATTAATATATGATGATGTTAAATTATTGGTTGAAAATGATATGACATCATATTTTAAAAGTATGATATGTGCTGATGAACATTATTTTATTAATATTTTATTGTATATTTTAAAAAGAAATATACTTAAATCACAAACACATTTTTGTAATTATGATTTAAAAAAAACACAAGCATTAGAATTTTATAATCCTAGTAATGAATTAAAAAATTCTATTAAAAAAAATGGATTTTTATTTATGCGTAAAGTTTTTTATACTTAAATAAATATTATTACTTTTACTATAATAATTTGATATGAAAAAAAAATTAAAATATAAAACAAATTTTGTTATAGATAAAGATACAAATATAGATATAGATAAAAATGATTATTTAATTTATAAAAATATGAAAATTGATATTCATAATTTACAATCATATAATTCATCTTATTTTTATGGTGAAGCAAATATAATCGATATTTATAAAATAATTAAAATAATTATTTATAATTATTTAAACAAAGAAAATGAAAATGAAATAGAATTTGAAGAAGATGAAGGAGAAGAAGATTTTGAAAATAAATTACATTTTATTGATATAGGAAGTGGAACAGGTAAATTAATTCATTATTTGTATGAAAATACTTTGTTAAATTTATATGGTGTTGAAATTATTGAACATCGATATGAAAAAAGTGTTCAATTATTAGAACAAATGATTAATGATAAAAAAATAAATAAAATAAATTATCCTGATTTTATATGTGAAGATTTTAAAAATATATATTTTGGTAATTATGATATTATTTATTGTTGTAATTTAATATTTTCAAAAGAAGATAATCAATTATTATTTGATAAATTAAAAAATGAATTTAATGGTTATGTATTATTATTTTTTTATGATGATACAATAAAAAATAATTTAATAAAAGAATTTAATATTAGTACTAGTTGGTGTATGAATGTTAGTATTTTTTTATTTTTATTTTAATTTCAATTTTAATTTTAATTTTAATTTCAATTTTAATTTTTATTTTAATTTATGTTAATGTTGAAAAATATATTTAATTAAAATTTTTTATTTTTATATAAATAATTTGTAAATAATATAATAAATATTATTGATATAAATATAAATATATATTTAAAAATTTTAAATATTTTATATTTTAATAATTCATTCTGATTTTTAAAAGTTAAATAAAAATAACCATAAGTTATTGAAAATAATAAAAATATATATAAATATTCTTGATAATTATTTCTATAAATAACATAAAAATATGATAATGATGAAAAAATTAAACATAAATATATATAAATATTGAATAATTTATTTCCAATTAATTCTTTTATATCATCTGCACTTACTTTACTTCCAATTTTATAATTATTATTTTCTTTTATTTTTAAAATAAGTGAAATAATACATTCTCCATTAAATATCATCCAACTTAAATTTAATAATATTATATAGTAAATATATAAATAGTCATATTTATTTTTTGGTATAATAAATGGATATAGATTTATAAAAATTGAAAACAAAAAATGTATATAAGATATTATATTCATATATATTTATAATATATTTATAAATTTAAAATTTTTTATTTTTATATAAGTAATTTGAAAATAAAATAATAAATATTATTGATATAAATATAAATATATATTTAAATATTTTGAATAATATATAATTATTTAATTTATTTTGATTTTCAAAAGTTATATAAATATAACCATATATTATTGAAAATAATAAAAATATATATAAATATTTTGGATAATAATTTCTATAAATAATATAAGTATAAGATAATGAATTTAAAATTAAATTAGAATATTTAAAAATATTAAATAAATTAACACCTAATATATTTTTTATATCATCAGAATCTACATTATTTCCAAGTCTATAATTTTTATTTTCTAATTTTTTTAAAATAAGTGATATAAAACATTCTCCATTAAATAATAGCCAACATAAATTACCCAATAATATTATATAGACATAAAAATAATCATATTTATTTTTTTGTATAATAAATGGATATAAATTAAAAAATATTGCTCCTAAAAAATGTAAATAATGTAATATATTCATATATATTTATAATATATTTATAATATATTTATAATATATTTATAATTTTAAAATTTTTTATTTTTATGTAAATAATTTGAAAATAAAATAATAAATATTATAATTAAAAATAAAAATACATATCCAAAATTTATAAAAATTTTATTTTCATTTAATTTCTTTTTAAATTTATATATTAATAAATTAAGTATTATTTGAAATATTATAAATATATATAAATAACTTGGATAATTATTCCTATAGACAACCATAAAATATGTCACATTGATTAATAAATGAATAATAAAACTATAATAAATATAATTATTTTTTAATATATCTTTTATATCATGAAGTTCAGGATTTTCACCAAATTTATAATTTTTATTTTTATTATGATTAAATAAATAAGAGAAAAAACATTCTCCTTTACATACAATCCATGATATATTTAAAAAAAATAAAAAATATATATATAAATAATCATATTTATTTTTTTGTATAATAAATGGATACATGCATAATAATATACCTCCTATAATATGTAATAAACCATTTATGTTCATTATATATATATAATATTTAAATTATAAATTATTTAATAAATTTTAATTTATTTATATATTTTTAGTATTATATTATATATGAAAAGTTTAATTACAAAAACATTAATATCTGTTTTTATATTATTTATTATATTATCATTTTTTATTTTAAATATTGAAAACAAAAATAATAAAAATGCAATTTATTTATCAGAAGAAGAAATAGAAAAAAATCAAAAAAATAAAACATATTTATATATTTACGATTTTATTGTTATATTATTCATAATTTTATTTATTTTTTTTATATTTTATAATGGTTTATATAAAGGTTCAGTAAAATCATTGTTTACTTGGGCATTTTTTGTATTATGTACCCCTGTTCCTGAAGCAGGTTTATTAATAAGTTTACCTTTTAAAAGATATTTTAATATTAGAATGGATGTATGTCAAACATTTGTTAGTTTATTAGCATTATTTATGATATTTTACTTTTATTATTCAAATAAAGACATAATACAAAGTAATTTTATTGGTAAATTATTTATTGGTTTAGTTAATTATAATTATTATATTATTATGTTATTAAGTGTAATTTCATCAATTTTAACAAGTAATTTAATAGATAATATAATTAATTATTATATATTTGATATTAATATTAATAATTTATATTTAAAATCAAGTATTATATTTATTTTTGTAATAATTTACTTTTATTTACTTAATCAATTAATCGATAAAATAAATAAAAATGGAAAATTGAAAAAATAAATTATTATGAATTATTTACACCATCGGAAATTTAAAATGGCACAATTTAATATGCGATTTCAATAATAATTTCTGAGGTTGGACACAATAAATTCCATGTAAATTTTGGATGGGTTATAGATTATTCTATAAGGTTGATTAAATCAGCATATTGATCCATTTCTTAAAATGGTATGCTCCTGAATGCCATGCAAGAATACACCTGGGGCATATAATATGTATTTCCAAGGGTTTAAATATATGGAAACATATTCATATAATTTATTAGAATATTGTTATGATGATTTTTTTTAGTTGAAAATTAAATCCATTTTCGGTCATTGTAATATTTAATATTTATAAAATAATAAATAAAATAAATAAAATAAATAAAATAAATAAAATAAATAAAATAAATAAAATAAATAAATTTAATATTTATAAAATAATAAATAAAATAAATAAAATAAATAAAATAAAAATTATTTAATTGTCTTCTATAGTATCTAAATCTTTAATTTCTTCTTCAAATCCCTCTAATAAATTATCTTCATCATCTCCTTCATTATAATCTATCTTCTTTTTTAATATACTTGTTTCTATATTTTCTTTTTTATTATTAGATGTTGCTGTCCCACTTATTGTACTATTATTCATTGCTGAAAACCATTGCTTAATAGACGCATTTCCACTTTTTTTATTTTTTTGTTCTCGCACAACATCCTCAATAATCTTTGCCGGATTTTTCATTACAAGTTCAAATATCTGAAAAACAGGCTTTTCTATTTGATTTGTTAAATAATAATTATGATCTATTTTTAATTTTTGTTCAGTTATATATTGCGGATGTTCAATTGTATCTCCTTGTAATAATTTATTTGATAATGGTTTTTTACACTTATCATGATGTTGTTTCTTATATTTATCTGTTCTTAATTGATGCTTTTTAAAACATGGCTTACAATAATATCCTGTGCATGTATTACATTTTTCTAATTTTTCTTCAATCCTACAAAATCTACATATTTGTTTGCATGATTGATTATGATTATTTAAATGATAATAACAAAATATACTCATACATGTTGTACATTTACACTTATCAGGATTTACTTTAGAATTACATATTTTACACTTTAAATTTGACGTTTCAATATAACAATATGGTATTCTGTCATTTGATTGTGGTTTGTTTCCTGGATCTCTTTCTCCCATACGATCTGCCAATACTTTATGTGCTATTAATGTAGGATTTGAATAATCCGTTTTTACTGTTTTACTTATTACTAATTGTGATATATCAACATTTCCATTTAATAAATCTTTTACTGCTGATTTAAAATATAATTTTGAATCTTCTACATTTCGTTTATTTAATATAATATCAATAACTCCTCCATATATTGTTTTTACAATAGGAGCATTATCTCTTCTTTTTAATACAATACCCATCGATGTTTGTTTGTATTTATTTAAATCAAATTCATATTTGTTTCCAAAATAACGCTTTTTTGAAAATATACAAAATGGCCAGAATGTTTTTTCATATTCAATGTTTTGTGGTGCTTTCATATGACTATTAATATGCGCAGCCGCTTCTTCTCCTATTATAATTGATTCAGCTAATAAATCTTTTTCCGTTAATTCTTTGTCCGGATTTCGAAGCTTAATTGTATCAGTGAAATTTACAAATATTGAATCCGTATTATGTACTATTAAATTACCTATTCCTGCTGCAAAATGATGGTTTTCTGTTGTTAAATCATAAACATAATTGTTTGTTATACCATATTCTGCTGTTATATCTATGACTTTTATTTCTTGTTTTTCTTCTTTATCAAATTTTTTTACTTTATAATAAATATCATCGTTTTCATACTTTATATTTATTTCATTCTTTTTATATATTTCATTAAAATGTATTGCTGATTCAATCTGACTATCTAATGAATTATTTTTTAAATATTCCTCTTTATTACTTATTTCTTCATCCATATATTTATTTAATAGTTCAATTGTTTCTATTGTTTCTATTGTTTTATTTATTTTATTTGTTTTATTTTTTAATTCTTGATTTCTTAATATTTCTACCGGAGAAATTGCCATACAATTTTCATTTAATAGCGAATGATCATCAGTAGTATCTACTATTCCTTTATGTGATATTATGCGATACATTTTCTTTGATGAAATTAATTTATGTCTTATAATTCTATATAGTTTTGTCCATCCTTTTTCAGTCCATGTATAAATATTATAATTTAAATTTGTTAATTCAAAATATTCTTTTGTTTCTTTACCAGGAGTTGTACATTGTTCCCATTTTTCTGTTGGAAATCTTTTACTTAAATCCTCTATTGTTGTTATTATAACTTCATTGTTATATTTAATGTAAATTGGAGTATAATATGCTACACTATCACCATATGTTAATTTTGAACCTTCAAATTTAGCTAATGTTAAATCACGCGCAGTTGTAACCATTCTTCTTCCAGTTGCTGTTGTACATGCTGCTAATTCTTTATAACAAATAGGACTGGTTGAAGCTCCTACTTGTCCATATAATGAATTACATGTGACCTTATAAGCTAATTGAAGACCATCTAAAACCGATATTTGAAAATCATTATTTGTTGTTTTAATATTTTCAACATCAGATTTATTAAATGTTTTTACTCCCAATTCTAAATTATTAACTTCGTAAATATTATCTTTTTCTTCTAATAATCCTGAATATGTTTCACCATCATTTAATTGAACAGTTTTATATTTCATGATTTTTCTTGTATCTTTACGTGCTTTTAATAGTTTTCTTAAAATACGTGGCAATACTGATTTTTCACCATCATCTCTTTCAGCAAATCGACACACTTTATATCCTACTTTGCGTTTATCATCATCTACACCTTGAAATGTATCATATTCAATATCAATATAATGATATCCTTCTAAACCTTCATATTCATGTCTTATTGTATCACTAACTAATTCATATTCATCTTCATTTGTTGATGTTTCTTTTGACGATGAAAACGAAGATGACTTGGATTTAATAATTTGATTATGTTTTTGTACCTTTTTTTCAATTAATCTATATTCTTTATATCCTAATATAGAATCATGTGATATATTTTCAGCAATCATTGATGACGGATATAATGAATTATAATCCATAACTACAACAGGCTCAAAATATACTCCTGGTGTAGGTACAAATACAATAGCACCTTCATATGAATTTGTATCAATATCATCTGAACTTAAATCTTTAATAATAAAATCTTCTTCATTACAAAACTTAGCAACTAATGAAAAAATCTTAATTCCTTGTCCTCTTGTAAATAAATATGAAAAAGGTACAATACATACATTTGACATACCCATATTATTTGTAATTACTTGTAATTTATTGATTAATTCATTGACTAATACACAATCCTTTACACAATATACTGCGATTTCCTTAATTTTTGATGGACTACCAATTTTATAATTTTCAAATAATTGTTTAGGTGATAAATCTTCCTTTTGATTATTCATAAATACCTTAGACACATTATCTAATTTATAGGAATCTAATTTATGATCACGTTGTACAACCTTTAACAAATCTATTTGAATAATACCTTCAATATTAATGAATTTTAATATATTTTGTCCTAATGCACTTGATGATAAATCTTGTACTGTAAGTTCTTCTTTGTATTCATCTTTGTTTTTAATTCTATTTAAATGACGAAATACTATTGAACAACAATTTTCCATTTTAATACGCTCATAAATATATTCCCAATCAAAACCCCATATGTTATAACCTGTTAATATATCTGGATCTAACCTTTCAATAAATTTAGCCCATCCAATCAATAAATCACGTTCATTATCATAACATTCTAACATAACATCGTCAATCGGATCACATTTTTTTAAAGTACATATATATTTTAATGAACATTCTGTATCTCCATAAATATAAACTGTTGTACCTATTTGAATTACTCTATCTTCAGGACGACTAAATTTAGGAAAAGCACCATCACAACTTGTACATTCAATATCAAAAGAAGCAACTATGATTTTGGGTGTTATTTTTAAATCTTCTTTTAAAACTTGTGCACAATCAACTGAAATGTCAAATTGACATCTAGTTTTAGAAGGATTATTAATTATGTATGCTCCTTTATTGATTTTTAACCATCCTGATGGATCAATATTATTATTATGGAAAAATCGGATTAGTGAATTAACCTTTGATTCATATATTTTTTTTGTAAAATCAAATTCTTGATTTAATCGTTTTATATTAATCGGTTTTTCTCTAAATAATTTTAAAAATCCATAATATGAACTTTGACTTTTAAATTTAAATAAAGCATAGTTAAATAATTTATTGTTATTAAAACCATAAAAATCTTTTTTTTGAACTAATTTACATACATCTAATCCTTCATGATTATATTCTTGTACATTTTTTAATACTTCTGCTTTAAAATATTTAAATACTTTATCATCCCATTCTTCTGGAACTTTTATATAAAAATATGGCTTAAAATTAAAAATATGAATACTAATCGAATATCCTTCTTTTGTAACACCATAACCACGAATAACTAAGCGACGTTTTTTATTATACTTTTTCTTTTCTTCATCGTCTTCTTTGTCATCATCATTTTCTTCATTATTTATTGACTTATAAATATCATTTGATGTCCAGTCAATTATTTGAAAATATAAATCTTTTTTATTATTAATATTTCTTTTAAGTAAATTAGTTCGTAACATGATTTAATTATAAATAGTGTATTATTTATAAATCAATTTATAATTATTTTTTAAAAAAATTATAAATTATTAAATAATTTCAATTTATTACTATTATTATATATAATTAAAAAGGTTGTTGTATTGTTTTGTTTCAAATGTACTATTATTACCAGTATTATTCCATAATCCCTTTGAATCTTTTGGATTTGGTTTTTGTCCAGGTTTGTTTTTACTTTTAGTAGATACCAGTTTAGAACCAGATGATGTAGATGAAGAATTATTTGATGTAATTATTAGTCCGCCTCCCATTTAATTAATAATAAAACAAAAATATAAAGTAATAGTTATATATCGACTAAAATTATATTTTTATTTTTATAAAGATTCGATTTTTTTTATAAATAAATATACATGTTTATTAAAAAATAAATATACATGTTTATTAAAAAATAAATATACATGTTTATTAAAAAAAATAAACATACATGTTTATTAAAAAATAAATATACATGTTTATTAAAAAATAAATATACATGTTTATTAAAAAAAATAAACATACATGTTTATTAAAAAAAATAAATATACATGTTTATTAAAAAATAAATATACATGTTTATTAAAAAAAATAAACATACACGTTTATTAAAAAATAGTAATAATATATTTAAAAATATATATTTTAAAATATATATAAGTATGAATAATATAAATGGTTTTATTAATATTGGGAATACATGTTATTTAAATTCTACATTACAATTATTATTTAATATTGATGAATTAAAACATTATTTCGTAAGTAAAAATTTTTTAGAAGAATTAAATGTAAATTATAGACAATCTAATTTTAAAAATAATATAAAACATCATATATTATTTATACAAAATTTATATTCATTAATAACAGACTACAATAATAATAATAATAAAACATTAACACCAAAAAATCTATTAAAATCAATACAAAATATAAATAGTGATTTTCAAGGATTTAATCAACATGATAGTCAAGAAATATTATTAATAATAATGGATATTGTACATGAAATGTTAAAATATGATGCTGATGTTAATTATAATGGGGAACCTAAAAATGAAACGGATTTAATAGTAATTGAATCAATTAAAGCATTAGGAAATATATTAAATTCAAAATATTCAATTATTAATGAGTTATTTTATGGTATGTATTATACTGAATATAAATCTATAGAAAAAAATAGCTTACATAAATTAATTTCTAAAAAATATGAGCATTTTAATAATTTAACATTAGATTTTGAGGGAAATAATTTAAATGAAAATTTAGATATATTTTTTAAAAAAGAAATATTGGAAACAAAATTGCATGATGAAAAAACAAATAAAAGTTATAGTGTATCTAAATCTGTACGAATTGTTAATTCACCTAAATACTTGTATATTACTTTAAAAAAATATAATAAAACAAATAAAAAAAATAATGCTAGTTATGTATTTCCTTTACATAATTTAGATTTTAGTAAATATTGTATTGGATATGATAATTATCAATGTAAATACAATTTAATTGGAGTTATTTGTCATCAGGGAAGTTTAAATTTTGGACATTATTATTCTATTATAAAGAAAAATAGTGAATGGTATTTATTAAATGATGATAATATTAGTATTTTTAATATGGACATAAATAAAAATATTATGTATAAAGATGCTTATGTTTTATTATATAAGAAAAATTAAATAAATAAATTTTATAATAAAACATAAATAAATATTAAATAAAATAAATAAAAATAAATAAAATTAAATAAAAATACAAATACTAAGTTTAATTTTTATTTTAATTGAAAAAAAAAAATTATATAAATATATATGACAAATACTATTACAAGTTTAATTATGAATAATAAAAATAGTAATTTAAATAATGTATCTAAAAATATAAATAAAAATTTAAATACATCTACAAACAATAAAAAAGGTACAAATATTACTAAAATATTAATTATTTGTTTAATAATACTTATTATTTTAGCATTGATTTATGTACTAATTAATTATTATAATTATTCCAAGATTGATTGTTATCAAAAAAAAAGTTTTAAAGATTATTTATTTGGAAAAGATAAAAATGTATGTATTTTATATGATAAACCTATACCTAAACCAGTTGTCACAGTACCTAAATCTAATCCTCCTAAAATGGGTGGATTTTTAGAAAAAGATGAAGTTTTTCACATATCTAATCAAGATTATAGTTATGAACAAAGTAAATGTAAATGTGCTTCATATGGTGCAAGATTAGCTACAAAAAATGAAGTCACAAATGCTTATAACAATGGAGCTAACTGGTGTTCTTATGGATGGACAGAGGGACAAAACGCATTTTATCCTGTACAAAAATGTTATTATGATAGTTTAATGGAAGAAAGTGGATTTTTAGAAAATTCTGATAAATATTGTGGAAAACCGGGATTAAATGGTGGATATTTTTCTAATCCTGAATTACGTTTTGGTGTAAATTGTTATGGAAAAAAACCAAAAGGGCAAGTTATTAAACCTAAATCTGCTTATTGTCCTCCTAAAGAATTTTGTAAATTAAATAAAAATAGCAATGCTAATCAAAGATTAAGTACTGATGAAATAGCACCATTTAATGATCAAAAATGGAATTATTAAATTTTTATGAATTTTTGTGAATTTTTGTGAATTTTTGTGAATTTTATGAATTTCATATAAAAATATAAAAATATAAAAATATAAAAATATAAAAATATTATCTTTTACATTAATAGATGAAATATAATTTTATTTTAATTATATTTGTTATATTGATTATTTTTATTTTAATAAATTATTTATTTAGTAATAAAGAAAATTTTTTAAATATTCCTGTTGGATATTGTGATAATAAAGGAAAAGTAGGTTTTAGAATGTATGATGGTTTAAATGCTGATTGTGTATCTATGGAATCTAATGATGCTGTTGATGTAGAAAGTAATTTACAATTTAATCAATTAGGAAATATGAATTCTAATATTCCAACTTCAAATAATAGTACAAATAATAATCAAAATCAAAATCAAAATCAAAATATTTTAAAAAATAAAAATGAAAGTTTTAAGGAATTTACTAATCAATTAAATAATAATAATTGTGTGCCTTTAAATTCTAATTATGGTTTAGTATGTTCTAATATAGGAAAAGATTATGGTATTAAATCTAAAGAATTATGTGAAGAAGAAGAAAATAGTGTAAAAGTAAATTGTGGTAGATTAATTTATAATGGTGTTAGTTATAAAGATGTTGGTGAATATAGCACAGGATGTATCGATAAATCATTAGATTTTGATACTATGTGTAATGAAATGATGCCACTTGATATAAAAGATACTTCTAAAAAAGTTGGTTATTATGATAGATCTGCTGGTGCTAGTGTTATTTTAAATGGTAAGCATGGTGATTGTTATAATAATGACGGTACAAGTAATAAATTAAAAAGTAGAGCTATTTGTAATTTAAGATCTAATATGAAAATTAATAGAATTCCGCCATTTACTAATACTATTGATTATAATACTTTTACTGGTTGTCATAATATGGAAACATTTAACTTTGCCAATGAATGTAAAGATTTATTAAAATTAGATAATATTGATAATGTTTATGCTGATATTCATGGTTTTGACTGTATGCCTGGTTATGCACGTGCTAAATGTATTAATAAAGAAAATCCAATTTCTATTCCACATGATTTAAATAAATTACAAAGAGATACTAAATCAAATATTTATTCTTATAATTTAAATAATTTAAATAATTAATTTGATATAAATGAAAAAAGTAAAATTATTATAAATTCTATATTTATTATAATAATAGTTAATTGCACTATTGATAATATCATTTACAAATAAAAATATCTATCTTATTTAATGTTTATTATTTATAAATATTAATTTTTCTTTATACTTTTTTTACATATTTTACATATTTTACATATTTTACATATTTTACATATTTTACATATTTTACATATTTTACATATTTTACATATTTTACATATTTTACATATTTTACATATTTAACAATTTTTAATAAAAAATATTAAATATTAAAATTTTATTAAAATATATAATAAATCTTTTAAAAAAATAAAAAAAAATGATACTTAAAGAATGAAACTTAAATATATATGTTATGACAGAATTAATTGAAAAGAAAAACACTTCATTTAATGATGAATTCGAAGACATTGATTTAGTAGTCGATAATGACTTACAAAATTTTATGGATTTTGTAAAAAATAAGGAAAATAATAAAATACCAGAACCTACAAAATATGTAATATCAACACAATCTGGTTGGTGTTGTTTTGAAAATATAAATAATATTAATTTATCAAATGTTGTCATGTTAATATCTAAAAATATAATGACAAATTATATTTTTAATAAAAATGATGAATATTTAATTCAGGGATTGGTAATAGAAAATTTAGTATTAAGATTTGATGATATATATTTGAAAAAATATAAAAAAAATTATATTAAATTTTTTGAAAATATAATAAATCCTACACATTATGAAGATTGTTTATTAATGTTTAATAATTTACATTTACTTGAAACAAGTTCTTTAAAAAAACAAGGAAGACAAAAAAATAAAAAAGATAATGAAAGTTTTTATAATAGTTGTACGATTATTCTTAAAGGAGACAAAAATAGAAAATGTGTTAATGTTAAATTATTTAATAATGGTCAAATTACATTTACAGGTGCTAAAGAGGATATAGATGGATATAGTGCTTGTACTTATTTATTAAATGAATTAAAGAAATATGATAATATATTTATTGATACAAACAAAGAAATTATTGAAAAATCAAAAGTGTCAAATTTTAAAATAACAATGATTAACAGTGATTTTAATTGTAATTTTAAAATTGATTTATTAAAATTTTTGGATATATTAAATAATTTAGAAAAAGATAGATTTATAAAATTTAATCCGGCGGTTTATAGAGGTTTAATGATTGGATTTTTTTGGAATGAAACTAAAAAAATACAGGATGGTTGTTGTAATTGTCCAGTAAAATGTTCTGGTAAAAAGAAAAAAAGTAAAAATGATAAACATATTTATTGTAAAAAAATTACAATATCAATATTTAAAAGTGGATCTGTGATTATTACAGGAGGATATTTAAAAGAGCAAATTGATGATGCTTATAAATTTATTAATAATTTATTTAGTCAGCATTATCATGATATTATTAAATTATCAATATTAGATTTTATTGATGAAAATAATATGGAAGAAAATTGAGAAAATTAAGAAAAAAATTAACAAGAAAATTAAGAAGAAGTTAATAAATTAAAAATATAAAAGATGATTTTATTTTTAATTATTTTTTTATTTTTTTATTTTTAATAAATTATTAAAAAATAATTTAAAAATGAATTATTAATTAGTACTAATAATATAAACAGAAAAGTATAATTTATACTAAATGGAGCTTACTTTAAATATTAGTCAAATATCTATATTGACTGGACATAATATTTATCAATCAAAAAGAGAATATTTAATTAATTTTTGGAAAAAAACAAATCCAGATGATTATTCAAAATATAAGGATTTAACTGGTTTTGAATTAAAAGATCATAAAACAGTATTTCAAAATATATCTAAAAAAAATAATTTAGAATTAAATAATGATTTATATAAATGTTATAATTCAAAAAATGCGAATGAATTAGAAAAAAATAAACAAGAATTATTAGCAAAAGTAAAAGATCTAAATGAAAAAGATAAAAAAGAAATTACTGATTCAATAATGAATTTATCAAATACGCGTTTTGGAGTTAAAAATGAAACAGATGTTTGTAAAATATATGAGCAAATGATGGAATGTGAAATTGTAAAAGATAATTTATATATTAAAGAAAAAGTAATTGAAGATAAAAAAGGTAAATTTTCAATAATACTGGGTGGAAAAATTGATGGAATAAATAAAAAAGATGGAAGTATAATTGAAATTAAAAATAGAATGAATAAATTATTTTATGAATTACGAGGATATGAAAAAGTGCAATTAATGTGTTATTTATATTTATTTAAAAGTACTAAGGGATATTTAGTTGAAGCATATAAAAAGAAAGAAGGAACTGATATTAATGTTATTGCTTGTGAATATGATGAGGAAATGATGAATAAAATTATAAATATTTTAAAGGATTTTGGAAAATATTATGTGAAATTTTTAAAAAATCATTCAATGAAAATGGAATTATTAAATAATCAAGAATTTGAAGTTATTTTTTGATTTTGATTTTGATTTTGATTTTGTTTATGATAATTGTATTTAATAATTGTATTTAATAATTGTATTTAATAATTGTATTTAATAATTGTATTTAATAATTGTATTTAATTATAATGTAATATAGATATTTTTAGCATAATAATAAATATCATAATAACAAATAATATAATCGCAATATTTCTTTGATTTTGATTAATGATTTTAATGATTTTAATAATATTTATATATTTTATATATATTTTATATATATTTTGAATAAAAATAATATAGATATATATATTCCTATTATTATATTTATTTTTTGTATTTTTTTTTGTATTTTTTTTGTATTTTTTTGTATTTTCATTAACTATTATATTTTTAATAGTTAATTTATCATTTATTATAATTTTAAATAATGTTTGTTCTTGTATATAATAATAATAAAATCCTAATTGAATTAAAAATAAAAATGTAAAATCATATAATAATTCTTTGTTTAAAAGTAATATAAAAAACATAGAATATTTATTATAAATATAAATTTATCTAATTTATTTGTATTCATAAATCTTTTATTAATATAACTTTATTTTTTTAATTTATTTTATATATTTTTATATTTTTATATTTTTATATTTTTTTATAATATTTCATTCTGGATTGTTAGTTTCTTTTTCCTTGGTAAATTCTCCAGACCTCTTTCAAGATCTCATCACTTGGTTCCTCTGTACCTATTTTTTCGTGGATAATGTTATTCAACCAAATCCACGTGTTGTTTTGGCACTCTTTTGTATTCAACACCTCATAGGGTTAATTTTTGTACGGAGGATTTCCTAGAAGTTCCAAGATATTTTTTTTGATTCTTCCTTCTCCAGTTTTATTTTTAAGATACTGTTCAATATTCCACGCTGTTTTAAATGAACAAGATGTAGCACTCATTTTCCGATAGTTTTCGTAGTATCTATTGATCCTTTTTGTAATAAATTAATTAGATAAAATTTCGATTTTTTATGCGTTTATTTTTTTTATAAATTAACTTAAAGATTAAACGCACTTATAATTTATAATATGTCAAAAAAAATTGTTGAAGCTAAAACTGTACAGACAAATGCTATTAAACAATGTAATGAAGCATTAAAAGAAATTTTGACTGATGCAAATATTGAATGGAATGAACATGGTTTAAAAATTATTACATTAGACCCATCTAATACAATTTTGGTACATTTAAAATTAGAAAAAGAGAATTTTGAATATTTTCATTGTGCTAAAAGAATGTTTATTGGTATTAATGTACTTAATTTATTTAAATTATTACGTACATTAACTAATAATGATGCTTTAACATTATTTATTGAAGAAAATAATATTAATCAGTTAGGAATAAGAATTGAAAACGGTGAAAAAAATACATTAACTACATATTATTTAAATTTAATTGAAGTTGATGAAACATCTTATCAAATTCCACCAGCACAATTTGAATCTATTATTACGATGCCAAGTAATGAATTTAATAAAATTTGTAGAGATATGAGCAATTTAACGGATATTATTGAAATTAAAAGTGTTGGAAGTCAATTAATTTTTTCTTGTAAAGGTGATTTTGCCACACAAGAAACCATTATGGGAGAAACGGATAGTGGATTGACATTTGTTAAAACTAGTGGAGATGAAAATATTATTCAAGGATATTATAATTTGAAGCACATGGTATTATTTACAAAATGTACAAGTTTATGTAATTCTATAGAATTGTACATGAAAAATAATTTTCCTATTGTTATTAAATTTACTGTTGGTTCATTAGGTACATTAAAACTAGCATTAGCTCCTAAGATTGAAGGTTAATTTAATAATTAAAATAATTTAATATAGCAAAAAATAATGGTGTAAAAGCAGAATAATAACACCATCTTGAGTAAGTAGAAACATTATTTTTGAATTGATTGAAATAATATGATAATGAACCTAAAATAAATATTAAAATTCCTTTCCATAATTCTTTTACTAAAAAAGGAGAAATTATTAAAATTATAAAATAAATATATCCAAAATAAATAGGTACTTCATTTTGATATGACCATTGTAAGCTTTTATCTTTATTTGGTTTTGAACACCATTTTCTTTTATCAATATAATTTGTTAAAAAATATAAAATTCCTAAAGTTAATATTATTAGTATTATTTTTAATAATGTTTTTGGTATATTTAATGTATTATATAAATAACCTCCTAAAAATATTGTATATATTTGTAAATATAATACTAATCCTACTGAACGTGATGCGAAACTATTTAAAAACCCACATTTTTGATCTATCCACATTAAAAATTCTAAAAACTGCATCATTACAACACTTAATAAAAATAAACCTATATGTTTATTGGTATTATTTTTAGATTGTAATAAATATAAACATGCTGGAAATCCTACTAAAAATGATATAATTGACGATTCAGCACTATAACACATATATATATTTAATATATTTAATATATTTAATATATTTAATATATTTAATATATTTAATATATTTAATATATTTAATATATATTTTTGTTTTTTTGTTTTTTTTTGTTTTTTTGTATATATAATTATAAAAAAAAATTGAACTTTTTGTGGGAATGAAGTATATTTTTATGATGTTTTCAGAGTCTGGATATAAAACACCACCACGTGTACCTTCTTCTTGTGAATTAAACAAATCGCCATCTGGTATTAATGATATTATTGATGATGATTCAAGTGATTACAAAATTCCTACTAGCTCATTATTTGATGATAGTAATGATAATTATATCGATGTATTGAAAAATGATAGTGATATTAGATTTTTAAATTCAATATTATCTTATAGTGATAATGATACATTTATAGGTATGGAACTTGATGAATTTACTGAACCAATTAATTTTAGTGAAGGAATGCATCATACTTTTAGCATTCCATTAAATCGTCATATACCTTTTGATAAAAAAAGTAATCATGATAATATATTGGAAATAACAAATGAATTTGAAGATAATGAAAAAATTCCTATAAATGTATTTGATTTTGACAAAAAACGTACATTAGATGAAAAAATAAATAACTTGAATCAAGTTATGAATAAATCTTTAAAAGAATATGAAAACAAAATTAGTTCTTTTATTATTGAAAAACAGAGAAATCCAGAAACACTTTTTTGTTTTGAAGGAAATACTTTAAGTTTTAAAATATTTCAAAAAATACCATCTAATCATTGTAATTGTCAATCTTGTTTATCAATTATTACTTATGAATTGACAACAAAAATGTCATCATTTCAAAAATATATTGAAGAACAAAAAACAAAAAATAATGTACATTCAAAAGGAATTAAAAGAAAATTAGATTGTATTTTTAAAACACCTTCTTATTGCGAAAGATTTGTATTGTGTAAAATTTTTACAATATATAGTAGAATAACATTAGAAGAATTAATTGTTGTTTTAATTAACGCAGGGTTTATTAAAAATGTAATCCCAAAATTTTCTTTTAAAAATTATGTAAAAAAACAAATACATCCGTTAGAACATCTATTATTTCCTAATGATAATTTAGAAAATATGCAAATAACAAACTTTAATCAAATTGAAGTTCATTTCTGTTAATGTTATTTAATTTCATTAATGATTTATAAAATTTATTATTTATTATTTATTATTTATTTTCTTTATGCTCTAAATAAAATATATCATTATTTTTAAATATATCAATATCATTTCTTAAACTATTATTACTAAATTTTTTAAATTCTCCATTCCATATTTTAAATATACAATTATTAATTTTTGGTCCTATTGATATTCCATTAATCAAATTTTCATCATTCTTATTTTCTAATATACCCTCTATTACCAAATAATATATAATTCTTTTCCATAATTCACTTGTTTCTTTTTTACTAATTCTTAATGACCAATAACCACCTTTACTATTCTTTTCATCTTCATATGTAGGTTTTATATCATTTTTCATTAAAAAAAACATACCGCAATTTATATTTTCAAATCTATTTAACATGAATATTAATCCTTTATAATCAACTATTTCCATTATTTTTTGATAACTGTTGATCGTCCAATCATTTGAATTTAATTCATGATAATATAAACACCATTTATCTTGTAAATTGAAATTAATTATTTCTTCTTCCATTATTGTATTTATGTTATTACCTTTTTTTTATATATATTTATTCTATTTTTATTTAATTTTTATTTAATTTTTATTTAATTTTTATTTAATTTTTATTTAATTTTTATTTAATTTTTATTTAATTTTTATTTAATTTTTATTTATATTTTATTTAGTTTTTATTTATTTTTTATTT